CCATTGCGCGCCCAAACAGGGGATTGTTCCCCAGCATTTTCTGCATTGCTTCCATCGGGTTTGGGTTGCTGCGAAGCTGATTGAATATTTGCATCATTGTGAACGGATTCATTTGCATTTATATTCTCCCCTTTCATATTCATATAACGCTCTAATGAGCTTACTTTTTGCTGCAGGGCCTCTACTACTTCTGCATCGGCATAACGTTTAGGTACAGCCTCTTTTTCAAACGAAAGTTTATAAGTTTGGATAACCGGCATACCATTCATATCAATAGCTTTTGCGTAAATACAATTATCGGCCGGACAAGGGAAATATGTCAGGCTTCCATCTAAATCAATTTGGGCAGCCTTTACTTCGTCTAAACTTGCAACTGTACGCCCTTTCATCATCAGGGGCATAGGCGGTTGTGGAACAAACTGCTGTTGCTGATATGCCGGTATCTGCGGCATTTGAGCTTGATAATTATTTAAACGTTGCTGAGTTACTCCCATCATTGCTGGATTAACAGTAGCATAAGGATTTACATACATTGTTATCGCCTCCGTTTCTTACTTATATTGTCGCCTAAATCAGCTCTTATAATCCGTAAACATTCCCTCATAATTCCCTAATATGGGCATAAAAAATAAGGCAGCCACAACTATTATGTGACTGCCTTTAATGCTCTCTTAACTGAATTATACGCCTGCTGCAGATCTCTTTCGACCGTTTGCACTGACGTATCTATTTTCATCGCTATTTGATAGTTTTTAAGATCGTGAATAAACTTGAGTTCTATAATTTCTATTTGCCGCGGCGTTAGTTTGGCTTCTGAAATGATTGCTTCAAATTCCTTTCGTGTGGACTGCGAAAGCCAATCTCTTGCCTGCAAACGGCAAGTATCCATATAATCACCTGCTCGCTGCTATAGCTCCTACTAATACCCCTCCTGCAAATCCCCAAAAGGCCTTCTGCCTCTGCTTTAATTCACTTCTGGACTTTTCTTGTTTTATTTGAAAGCTCAACGTCTGCAAGGATTTGTTTTGCTCTGCTATTGTTTTTTTGGAGTTCGACAATGATTCCTGCGCAAGCATTAGCTCGCTCCTTATCTTCTGATAAGATAAACGCTGCTCTTCGATTAGCTTCTTCAGCTCGTTCGAGTTCATCTGCTGCAGTTCCAACGTGTTCGATAGCCCTATCAACAGATTTTCCTGTCTGTTTATTATCGTCTGCAATTCGTTGAACTGTTCCCTGGACATCATTATTGTTTCCGGAAGTTCCTCCGCAAAACAATTTAAAGAAAATGATAAGCACAGCAACAAGGGCAAAACTAATAACAAGATACTTGCTATACCTGATTTGTTTTTCTTCATTCACTTTCTGCCCTTCTTTCAAATTAAATTTTATTTCATTATCATTAAGATAGTTCTATTTTCAATATAATCAACCTGTGCGCCGTTTTCTATACTCCTACTTATATTTCCTAGTGTTTTGGAGATAAAACAACGCACAGGCTAATTCTGTGGCTGGGTTTTATCTTACAGATTGTAATAAGTAATGCACCCTACCAAAATCGCAAGAGCAATACCAGCCCAAATCAAAATACGCTGTTTTTCCATATTAGTCACCTCCTTATACAATCTTTACCAATTATGATGCCACCAGATCGCCTTACCACGAATAACATCACCGCCTGGTCTTAATACGCCATCTCCCGGTAAATCAGGCAACTTCCACAGATCCCATCTTTCAAAGGTTGTTGCAGGTCCGTAGTCGTCTAAATCAGCTGCTTCTGCATGTGTCATTACGGTATCGGCATTAATGTCCAATCCAAGCTCCTCACACAATACAGCTACAACTTTCGCCATACTATCTATCTGTAACTCTGTCGGTGGCACGTTGCCAAAGTCGATACTACCATCAGCATAGGCTACAGCATCTACACAGCACGCTAAAGCAATCCCAATAGCTCTAGAATTGCGCCGCCATGTATGAGCCTTATATTCAGTTAAATCATCGGTTGTCGCCATAACAGCGCCGTCGCTGTCAATGTTTAGGTGATAGTCACTAAAAAACTGGTGATAAATACCAGCTGACCAGTGTAGATAGATCTTATCAATATTACCTCTAGCCCTTGCTGCTAACTGCCGTAGCTCATCTAAAGTGATTCTTTTTGTTACTGCCCCCATTATTCTCTGCCTCCTGTTCAAATTTATCAGGGACACCGTCCCCGTCTGTATCAACTAAACTCGTAGCTACAAAGGTCACAAATGCAACCATAGCCGGACCTGTGATCTCACGTATCAACGCCAGCAGGTCAGACATAATAATCTTATCTAGCCACAACCACATATACATCCACGCAGCATAATAGGTCAGTATCAGTAAAACTACTGCAATAAAATAGCCTACAATGACAGCCATTATTTTTGGCGACATTGAGGCTACTTTATTTCTAGCACCTATTATTAAGTTTTTTATTTTTTCAAGCATAAATATCACTTATCCTTACACGAACAGTTATTACATTTGTTTTCAATCAGTAATAGCCGTTCACCAACTTCGTTAATCCTGTTATGTGCAGATTTTGCCTTCTGATCAATCTCAGCAAATTTTATCTTTAACTCTGTTGTACGTTCTTGCTCCCTATTAATAGTCTTTGCTAAAGCGTCAACAGTCTTTTGGAGGTTTTCTATCGCTGTAGACAAAGGATTTATGATCCAAATCTTAAATACAAAACCTACTATGCCAAATAAAAAGCTAAAGATTGTTATAGAAGCCATTGCCATTTCAACCATCTTTGCACCGCCTAATCTAATATAATAGCGTCCAAATCCTCTTTGCTTAACGCTGCCTCTACTTGTGCCTGTTTAATCCATCCTTGCTGCTTGCAAGCACCTATATGAGACGATAAATCAGCACACCAGGTATATACCTGAGCAGCGTTAAGATACTGTATTGTTTTTTCAGTTTCCCCTTCTTTATAGCCCCGGACTGGACATCCCAAAGGATATTCGTTTGCAAAACGTTCTGTGCTGACATTCAGTGCAATTCCCTGCATCGTAAGCTGAGTATCTTTATCGCTATCATACCTCACAAGTTTACCGGTGCATTGAGAAATAAAACCGCCAGTAATTTTATCTGCTGTCCATGCATCAACAAGTTTAAGCTTTTGGGCTTTTAATTCTTCTAACGTAAGTTCTGGTTCCGGCTCCGGATCAGGCATTTTTTCCAGTTCCCATGTCTTCCCATTAAATTTTATAATGTGTCCATCTGCGCTTGATGGTGGCTCAATAGTTGTTGCGTGCGGTGGTATAAGCCACACTTCTTTCCCTTGCAGTTCTGTTTCAAGCGGGTCTAAAAACGCTTCTGACATTGCACGATAATATCCGTTCTCGTCATAATAATATAATTTCATCTTTGTTCTCCCCTTAATATTTAATGCAGTAAATTACAGTCATAGCAGGCGGCTGCACGGTAGTACTTGCACCATAAATGGCGCTGCTACGGGACGCGTCAAAACTGGTAGATACTGCATATTCATCTTCGTTATCATTCCAACCATCGTATCTGTTAGTATTGTTACTTCCTACAAACGCACCACTAATACTAGATTTAAATGCTGAAATATTACCAGTAATATTAGGCAGCCCAGCTTCGTAGTAAGTTCCGGCACCTATGCCGCCCTCTAGGAATCTAGCTACAGTATTTGGCAAATTAAATGTAGTACTACCATCGCCGGCACCGTAAGTTGTACCGATTTTATTAAATAGATTAACATAAGTAGTTCTGTTAACTGCTGCACCATTGCAGTGCATATATCCTTCCGGCACCCCTGTATATGCCACGGCGATTATTGTTCCCACTGGGTTGGAGTCTACAATTATATTTTTCGTTCCGTCGAAAGCCACGCCGTTTATTGTGCGGGAGGTTTCTAGTTTCGTAGCTGTATTTGCATTACCTAACCACCTCGCAACACCGACATTTGTTATTCGCGCAAATTCAAAGGTATTATGTGAAAGGATTGCTGTTTCACTGTCGTTAGTAGTTATTGATGTAGACGCAGTATTATTGCCAATTCTGAAATAGTGTCCAGCGTTTTCTGTCGCAATATAGTTTAACGCCCCTGTTGTGCTAGATATAATATTCGCTTGTACTGTTGCTGATTGGGGTTTGTTGCCTAAAATAATTTGTCCTTGACTGCCTGCTGTTGTGCCACTTGATACAGCAATGTTTGCTCTGAAAGTATTTAAAGCGGTAAAAACATTAGTACCTTGCTCTATAGCCTCTTTCGTCTTTAACGGTGTCATCGCTTTGTTATCAACTACACCAGCGATAGCTTCATCTGTTGTTGCTATACCAGTAATGCCAGCTAAACCTTCTAAGCTGTCAGCAATACCCTGCGCTCTATCTGCCTGCTCTGTAGCCGTAGTTGCTGAAGATGCTGCTGATTTAGCACTGCTTTCTGCACTTGTCTTACTCGCAGAAGCTGAATTTGCTGATGCTGCAGCTAACGTTTTAGATTCTAATGCAGATTCAGCACTACTAGAAGCCGCACTAGCGGAATCTGAAGCACTTTTTTTACTATTTTCTGCAGCAGTTTCAGCAGCCTTAGCATTTTCTTCACTTTTTGCAGATTTGGTTTCACTAGCTTTCGCATTATTCTCACTTGTTAATGCTGCATTTTTACTTGCTAATGCTGCATCAGCACTGCTAGAAGCTGATTTTGCCGAAGCCTGGGCTGTTTCTGCACTGGCAGCAGCAGACGACTGTGATGCAGCCGCAGCATTTTTACTTGCTAATGCTGATTCAGCAGAAGAAACAGCTGCACTTTTTGCGTTTTCTGCGGCAGCCACTTTTTCATCAAGTAACGTTTGAACGTTATTAACAGCATCTTCTGCCGCAGTAGTCGCAGCTTTAACAGCGGTATTTTTAGCAGCAACAGCTTCGTCCTTTATTTCCGTAGTCTCATTTACTGCAGCATCTTTTATAGCGGTCAGCTCTTCGATTGCAGTATTTTTAATATTTGTTGTTTCGTTAACGGCGCTCTCTTTGACCTGTTTCGTTTGCTCTAATACATCTTTAGCTAAAGGTAACACCCTCGCCGGGTCCTCCGTCAGCACAAGCCCATCACCAGCATCGTTGATTCTAAAACTCATTCCAGCCTTTACAGGAAAAGTATTATTAAAATTATTTACATCAACACCAGCAGATAATGTCCTATTCAATTTTTCATTTAATTGCTGACATATAAAAATTAGATCGTCAAAAGACAATTCAATATTCTCTGCAAAAAACGGACCTTGATTAACCAGGTTCATTAGCTGATACAATGGCAGCTCACGATAAATAGTTATTTTATGACCATCAGGCAGCGGATCGCCATTAGCTGGATAAGTAACTGTTTTAGCTCCGAGATCAACAGAAAAATTCTCCGTTTCTACGGCAACGCTATCATCACCTGTAATATATACTTTTATATATTCAGGATGATCCGTCATCTGAAATGTTATTGGGAATTTCGTTGTCGCTCCATTACCAACATAAATATCTTTAACTGTCGTATTCTGTACCGTCATATTCTCACCCCCTATATTCTTGCTGAGGCCGGAGCATCTTTAACTACAGTAGCATTTAACATACTGGCTATAGTTGATGCTATCTTTAACTTCTCGTCCAAAGATACAGCCTTCTTCTGCTCCTCCAACAGTAAATTTATTTGGTCTTGTATGATAGCCTCTTTATCCATAATTTCACTCCTGTTCTATAACTGGAAGTACGCCTTGGTTCTTCAATAAGTGATAAATAAATAAGCGTCCTTTCTGCGTCCAATAAGTATGAAATCTATTTTCACCGTCAGCAGTAGGAAAAGTCTTACTTTGGGTATATCCGTCACATTGATATTTTTCATACAGAAACCATATACCGCCTTGTTTATACTGAACACCTAATTCATGAAGCAGGCTATTCATTTTCTTTGCGCTCATACCATAGTCTTTTGCAATCTGCGTTACCGACATCAGAGTGTTGTTTTGCAGAATCAAATCATAATAGCTTGCTTTAGGCTGCATTTCATTTATGATCTGCTTTTGCTGCGTATTTTCAATTTGTAGAGCCTGAGCTTTTTCTGCTATTTCAGCGGCCATTCTAAGAGCTGCCGGCAAATCTTTTGGAATTACTTCCTGCTCTTTTAACAATTCTTCCATTTTATTGAAAGCAGCAATATATTTTAGCTTCCATTGCAACGCATCTTTACCGGTAAACCCCATTGCTAAAAGCGTAAAACCGTCACGGTTCATAAGGTACTCAGGAAATCTTTGCCCGCGATATTCGTGGATACTTTCCTGATAAAATTTAGTGGCGGAATTTTCCGCCACTAAAATATTGCGAATATTTCCCAAAACGTCTTTATGTTGTTTACCAAACTTTTCAGCAACCTGCCGACTAGAAACAACTACCTGCCTATCAATGATTTGCACTAAATTTTCCATAAATCGTCTCTCCTTCCAAATAAAAAAGCGCCTACCGAAGTAAGCGCTTTCTATTAAGTTCTAACTAACTTTATGATACTATTTTAACTCATTTTTATAGTGGTTTTGTCGGATACATTTTTAAATTTTTTTACATCGCCTCTGCTCTCATATCCAATAACCTTACATTACTATTTTAACTCTTGTTAAAGGGCATTTTGTCGGAAACTTTTTAAAATTTTAAATACCCAACAGGAAGGGAGTAGATTTAACCGACACCCTCGGCAGGAATTAAACTAAGCTTTGTATTGATTACATCAAGTGCATCACACGATATTTTTATACCTATGTCTTTTATTGTTGTGGCGAAGCATTGCGATTTTTCAGGCGTGTTACAGTAGTTATAAAGTTTTAATACTTCATGCAAAGCAATCAGCTTGCCTTCTAAATCCTTTATCTTCTTCTGCAGCTCCATATTCATAGGCGCATTAACAAGCATAGGTCTTTGTGGCTCACACGACGATTTTACTGGGAACAATTCAGCAGGTGTAAATTTTCGATTTCTCGCTTCGTATATCTTTCTAACTCCACTTTCGGTAAGTACTATTAAGGCAGCGATTGTAGACTTGATTTTATTCTCTCTGCGGTACTCGAATAAGTCATGTCCACGCAAAAAGTAAAAATCTACATTCTCTGTCATAAACCACGGTCTACGAATATAATTTTGAATCGCCGACGCATCAACATTTAAAATCATAGCTACGTCTAACTTAGTTAACACCGGTACGCCTTTCCAATATTTTACCGTAGGCTTATAAGGTTCTTCAATAAGTGTTTGCTGCAAAGGCTTTTTGCTTAGCTGTGCTTCCATTTCGTGAAAACGGTTGATATAAGATGCGGTAAACGACGATCCTTTGCGACCGGTTTGCTTATGAGCTAAAAACTCACAGCCTTTCTTGGTTATTTGATATTTCTTTAATGTGCGACCAGTAATGTCTTTATATGTGGATTCTTGGAAAAAATCACTGAGTCCAATTTTGGTCTCAGTAAGATATTTGGCGTAAACACTTATATCCCTTAATAAATGATTATGTTCTTTTTCTAACATTACTGCTACTTCACGACTGTCCAAGGTTAAACGGTTGATGTTATTCATATTGACTACTCCTTTCACTTGAAAGAAGTCGCCCTCTATGATAGACTATTTCACAGAGGGAAACCTCTGGTGTAAGACGTTGCTCCTGTTTTGACCGACTGGGCAGCGTCTTATTTTTTGTCTCCCAAAAGTAAATGTATCCCTTGACGAATAGCTTCACCCTTAGTTATATTGTGTTTAAGACAATATTCAACTAAACGTTGTTCTGTTTTTTCATCAATTCTTATACTATACTTTATCGCCTTTGGGTTATCTGCTTTTGGTCTACCTGTTTTGGGGCTCATAATTTCACCTCGCTTTATGCCACACATTTATTATATATTTATGTGTGGCATAAAGTCAAGTGTTATTTTCAATAATTTATAAATGTGTTATAATTGTGAAAAAGGAGTTACCTAAAATGATTATAATACTTTTAATAATTATTGCCTTCTTACTATGGAAAATATCTAATAAAGGAAATTCCACAAAAGATAATAAAGTGTTTTCTTATCCATATGCTAGACACACCCCCGTACGAGATTATATTACGGCTAGATTAAAACTTGCCTTTGAAAATTTAAATATATTAGATGGATATTATTCATTTTATGTACAAGCACTTTTAGGATTTGCACACACTCCATATGAAACCACTTTTTCCAATTCAGTTAATATTCGTTACAAAGAAGCAATGGAAAATGATATGCTTTTTTTATATGTATTACCATATTATCATTCTTTGATGTATGCATATGGATTTATTCATAATTTTATGAAACTTGAACATACCATGTTAACCGTATCTAGCAAAGAATTTTTAAACGATTACTGTAATGCAACTGGTTCTGACAAAAAAGCAGTAGAAGAATATTTAGATGCAAAGTACAGAGAATATTCTGATGTGCTAAATAATAACTGTGATTCTGATTTAGTAACAATAGAAGAATTAGAATCTTTATTCGCAAATAAATTAACATCTGATATAATGAATTTATATTTAAATGTTAATGATAAAAATTTTGAATTGCATTTAAGAGCATACATTTCGATCTTTAACGCTCAACATATGCCGAAAGCTTATAAACTAACTCACGAATTTTATCAAACAGTTGTACTAAAAAAATATAAAAACGAACATAACTTCCAATAAATATAACCCCCCTCAAATTTGAGGGGGTATTTTTATTTTACCGTTCTTTTTTCGGCCGACGTCTAAAGATGTCGCCAACTTCCGGCTCCATATCATTGAACAAGATATCATATCCGTTAAAGAATAATTTGTTTAACTGTGCAGGCACGCCTAATGCTGTTCCAACAAATGTAGCAGTAGGCTCAACCAATTCGTCATAATCTGCTTTGTCCTGGTAAACCTTTTGCACCTTACCGGCGGCACGTTCCATTTGCTCTATCGTGCCTTGTACCGCAGTCATTCTATACCCGTAAGTCTGCATGCCTAAAGCCCTGCTCCAGATAGCATTACCAACCTGCCCAGCCGGTCCGGCTAAACTCATAGGGTAAGTAAGCAGTTCTTTTGATATCTTTTTATATTCATCCTTATCTTCTTCAAATGGATCTTCGGCCGACAACATCAAGTTTATAAAAGCAAACATTACAAACTTAGCTCCCACAAACGAAGTAAGACGCATTATGTCTTTTTCTTTTAAGAAGATATTATACTCTCTGGCCCACTGATTATATTGTGTATTGAAGAAGCCTTGGAAGGTAGTAAACAGTTTAAGCATAGGTCCGCCACGCAAAAGCGGTGCAACCTCCGTGACTCTGCTGCTGCCAAGTGTACGTCTAATAACCGTATTGGCAAAGTCCACCGCTTCTGCTTCGCCTGCACCAGCCCTTATTTTTTTGCCATACGCCTGCATCCATACCGGAATAGCAGAAAGATTATCAGTAGCGACCAGCAATCTTGTGCCAAATTCAACAGCTTTCTTTTCTATAGGATTCAGGCTTTCCATTTCTTTCATATCCCGCAGGGAAATATCAGGAAGCACAGACCTTTCTTTCATCCAAGGAGATTTGCTGTAAACAAATTCCTTCGCCGATTTATATCCCTCTGCAAGTTGCATATTCATACTGTAATTGCTCACAGCGACAACGACATCACTATATCCAAAACCATCTACCGCATTACCATAAAGCAAGGGATTACCCAAGTTCTGAACGGCAGTTTTAAGGTTAAGCATAATGGCAGCATTTACAGTACGAGCCCTAAGCCAGTTAGCAACACTGCCCATCCAGCTTTCACCAACAGAGCCGCTGTTAGTACCTTGAGGATTTGCCGCACGTTCAAGATATTCTTTAAAGGCGGAGAAATCGGCCAGGCCTAATTTTTCTTTAATCAGAGTATACATTTCCTGATCGTTCATAATTTTGCGGAAATCGCCCATGACCTCACGGAAACACAGATCATGTATCGCATCCATAGCAACATTAAACTCTGCTCCACGTTTTAGATTAACAGGATATTTAGCCTTAACACGTTCTTTTAAATGGCCTCGTCTGGTGCTCATTGTTCTAATATTGCGGCCTTGTCTGGGGTCAGTATCAGAAATAACTTCTTGCCCAGCGTGTTTAGAACCAGTATCACCGTCACGCATCAGCGGGAAATAACCGCCACGCATAACAACAGTCTTGCCGTCTGATAACGTCAGCTCTACAGGCGACGCTTCTACTTTCTTAGGACTAAAACCTGTCCAACGAGTTTCAAGAGCTTCCATTTCAGACCAGTACATCTCTGCAATATCTATCTTAGCCTGTGCATATTTTATATCCGCTTCAGTAAGATTACGCCCTAAGAAGTCAAGTAAATTGATTTTAGTCTGTACGATATCGCCATCTACCCACAAGGCAGAACTTTCAAAGCCTACCGGTCTAGTGCTGCACAATACTCTGGCACTGCTCTCGTTTCCTAAATTCATAAGCATTTTTACTAAAACGTGCTTATCTACAGAAGTACCTAGCTCGTCATATTTTTCCTGATAATCGGCCGCCTTTTCTGCAGCTTTATCCGGCAGCCATTCCCTGTAAGCCTGCGCTGTTTTTTCCTCATATTCTAAAACTTTTCTTGTTTCATTATCGGCTGCTTCTCGAATAGCTGCGCCAAAATGTTTGCTAAAAAATCCATACTGCCAGTCGTCCATCATTTCAAAAAGATTGTCCGTACTGCGCAAAGATGCTTTTAGCTTCTCCATTACTGTAGGCTGCTGTGCAACGCCAACCTGCGGTTTCCAGATAGTTTTCAGCTTATTAAGTGTGTCCTGTGCTTCAGCTTTAAATTCAGCATATGTAGCACCTTTCTGTAAAGCATTGATACTCATTTCCTGTTTAGCGATCGCTTTGATATTTTTAAGCGCATTTACTATATCTTCAAGCTGGCTTGCCGTCATACGTTCACGAGGATTTGTAATGCTAACATTCTCATCCATTATCCAATCAGCAACTGCAACATTGTCATAAAGATCATCCATATCATTCAGATAGTCTGATAAAGTTTCTGTCTTTTCAAAATCAGAATAATCTTTACGCTTATAACCGAACCTTTCCATAATTGCTGCTGCTTGAATAAAGTTTCTTTCATTACCCCACGTTTCCCTTTTAGCTTTAGCCTGCTTCCTGAAATAATTCTGCCACTTAGCATACTGATTACGCAGTCTTACGCTTTCAACTACACAAGCATGATTAAACGCCTGGACGTTTTTATATCGGACCGCAGCAGAATAATCATCATTTTCCAATGCCACAGCAGCTTTAGCCGCAGCGTTTCTTTCGGCAGTAATATACTTTTGGGTATTCAAAGCCTCCTTTAATTTTACTCTATTCTGCAGGTCCATTTGCGCCTGGATTTTAGCTGTTTGCCTGCGTGCAACAGCAAGTTTTCTAAGAGTTTCAGCATCACGCTGACCCTTTAACAAGCCTTGTGCTTTATCCTCAATAAGCTGTGCTTCTGTATTTATCAAAAGACCGCTCTCGTCATTATACATAGCATCACGTGCAGCTTCTTCAGCAAGCCCTCTCTCTTTGTAAATATCAGGGAAGGCGTCTTGCACCATTTCATCAATATGTCTGTTAACCGCACCATTAAAAGATGGTTCTGACATAATCGTTTTAGCCAGCTCGTCACCGGAAGTAAAACCATTAGCTTCAGCTATCATATCAAAAGTTGCCATTTTACTTTCATCAAAATTACCTTCTAAATATCTGTTAGCTACGCCCTTCGCTGTTTTTAAATCAGATGCAATATCAAGTATCTGCTCCGAAGCCATATATAACGGCTGTTTTGCAATCGCTTCTTTGACCTGCGGCTCTACATCTTCACGATATTTTTGAATCCGGTCTTTACGCTCCTGATTGAAATTAACAAGGCTTTCTTTTGTTAATAACTGTACTGCCTTATCGTGAGCTTTAGCAGCAAAATTACGCAGCATTTGCTTGCGTGGTTCTGAAAGTGTATCTAACACAACATCTGGCAAAGCAGAAAAATAACCGTCAATACGCTCCATTTCTGATATTTGCTCTTCACTTGCCAGCATCCTGTCAAAAACCTGCCTTACTTCATCGTTGATTGGAACAGCATTTTTACTGCGCTTATCCGAAAAAACGGCGTTATAAATAGCAAGCAGCCATTTTTTGAACCTGTTAAATACCGGCTGCAGCTCTTTTGAGGGCGCCTTGCCTTCAAGCATATAAGTTTCTGCGGCCTCTGCCCAGCGTTCATGTGCTGCTGTTTTTTCTTCCTGCGACAAGCTATCCCAGTCTTTAGTTACACCTGCATAATCAAGCATAGTCTGACGGTCTTTTTTCATCTGCTCTGTAGCATTAGGGAGAGCCCCTTCACGCATGAGATTCTCAATAAAGTAATGTCCGACAGCTTCATGAATAACAGTGCTCATATCAGCACCTTCAAACAGGCTGATAATTGCTTTGCCTTCTTCGTCCCAGGTGATAGCGCCTTTTTTATCGTTATTAACTTTTTGATTATAACTGTTGATTATTTTTATTGCCTGATCGTCAAAAATTACATATGATTCTCCATCTACCATTCCAACATATTTAATGCCTTTTATCCCTAATTTATTTAAATGTTCAGATGCTGCTCTGGCTGGATTTTCCGCCCCCCTCCTTTTCATCTCAAACATTAATTCTTTATAAAAGCTTCTGCCGCTATTCGCACTCCCACCAATTCTTTCTAATTCAGCTTTAATAATCTCGCGTACTTTAGGCGGTTGCTTTTCAATAGATTTATTTTCATCAAGTAATACATCATTTTCAGGGATTTCAACCTCAACTAGAGAGCCTTCGCCAGTATATGTATCACGGCGTCCTTTCAATCTATCCCTATACCGTTTAGCAGTATTTTTGCTGAAAGCAAAATACAAACCCCATCCATGGGCCTGTATACCTGTTCCTGTGCCAACAGATCCCAAATCAAATTTTTCAAATTTATGTGGGCTTCCGTGAAAAGCGGTCTGGTAGTATCCCTGCATTTCTTCTCGTCTCTTGCGGAGTGCATTTTCATCTGGTATACTATTATTAAGAAAACCGTCAAGGTCGGTGCCTTTGATAGCGGAATCGCTGCTATCAGACTGTAACCACTTGGCGGTTTTTTCTTTATTTACATATACAACTCTGCCTTTTTTGATATTATGCTCAATAAACCAATTATAATTTGTGCCATTAGCACCGCCTTTACCATAAGCGCTGTTAATGGCATTTACTTTATAACGGTCACGGCTTACATCAAGATCAAGTGGAACAATGATAGTAGAGCCTTGCGCATCTTTCAAATCCAGCACTACCACCTTCCGCCCTGAATAAGAATCTAATACCATTATAGGATCAGCAAATGCCCGTGGTAATTGTTTCAAAAGGTCCGGTGTCATACCATCAAAGTGTTTTTCAAAAATATGGTTGATCCTGCCACCGTCAATAGTTACAGGCAAAATTTTACCGCCTGCAAGGTTTATCGCAAGCGGCGTAGTCATTACCTTATATGGTTTCGTTTCGTTCAACGTACCGGCTTTATATTCATCTACGATACCAGAAAAGTTATTTTCATCCTCAAGCAATTTTTCGTTAGCACTTTTAGTTTGCATATACCGGCCATTAGGAGTGCTGACAACTCGTTTGAAGCTTAAAGGGTTATCTCTGAAATACTGCATAGGGTCATCAGGATTAGCAATCATAGCACGGCTGGTTAAAATAGCCAGGACGTCACCTGTTTCCTTTTGATTTAGTCCCGCTTCAGTCAATTCATTTCTAAAAGTATCAACTGCAGTTCTAAATTCCTCGTCGTTCTCCAACGCTTTTTTATAAGCGCTTTGGAGAGCTTTTTTATTTCTGGCGCGTTCTTCTGTATAACCACCCTGTTCAAAAGCTACGTTATTGCTTACAGCCTGGAAAAAGCCAGGATTTTGAGCCTCTGCCGCACAATACGTACCCATTGGCATTTCAATATCCTCACCACGAACAGCAGCCGCCTGCAGTTCAGAAACCTCTATACCAAAGGTATCTTTTACATCCAGGTTAGGATTTGCCTGCGCATATGTAAAAAGGGTTTCAGCATCTACATAAGCCTTTTCTTCTGTCGTTTGGTTCAGTACTAGTTTGCTGGCGGTAATATCTACGTCCTTACTGTTTTTCATCGTTTCCGCAGTACGTACAGCCTGCTCCTGCATAACTCTATTTGCATTACGGTCTACGGCAATGCTTACCGAACCTCCAAGACCACCAAACACCGCACCAATAGCACCGGAATAAGCGCCTCTTTTAGTGATTTCTCCAAATTCATGATAAAATTTAAGTATTTGCTCTTGAGTGGAAAGATTCGCATTTTTAGCCCATATTTCAGCAGCAGCATCCGGGTATTCCTGAATCCATTCAGTAATGCCTTCTGTCAATGCAGTTTTAAAAACTTCTTTGGCCTTACCGCCCATAGTTGCGATTTTAGCGGCTCTTGCTCCTGCTCCCATGACTTTGCCCAAGCCCACTTTTTCAAGAGCAGACTGTGCAACAGCGTTTAAAGACGCCGCAGCTCTGGCTCTGTCATTAGATACCCCAGCTTCAGTAAGATCTAAATATTGGCCGCCTGCAATCTGACTGCCCATAAAAGCAGCAGCACTCCAGCCGCCTGTACTGATTGCGACGCCGACCTGTGCCGCTAATTGTGGTGCATTCTGCAGTAAGTCATAATAAAACTGGCCTGCCGCAGTTTCAGCCTTTACTTCTTCCGGCTTAAATATTTCACTGCCACCAATGCGTTTAGCTTCAGTACCAATAGTTTTTAGCTTATCTCCACCGACAGCATACAAAAGCCGTCCTATTGTATCTGCGCTAAAAACCTTGGATTCCGTTGTCAAGTCAACATCTTTTTTATCTGCACCCAAATCAGCAAGCAGTGCAACTGCACCATAACCGCTGCGAGCAACATTCTTAAAACCATTTTTCAGCGCTGTAATACTTTTCCAGTTATTTTCTTGCTCGCCCCAAAATTCTGCAGCTTTAGTACCGGCAATGCTCATAAGCACAGGGTCTTTTAACGCCTCTGCTGTTCTTGGTGCGATCTTCTCATATTTATTCCAGTCATAATCAAAGTTTTTAGGTAAATAATAATCAGGATTACGAGCTGCCATTTGAAGCGATATATTATTTGCATTAGCTCCTTGTAATGCTTTAGTCTTTAAATCGTCTGGTATAAACTTTCCTGCCGCTGCTACATCGTACAATACAGACCTTGCCATATTACCACTCCTCGTTAATTTCTCCTCTTAATGCCGCTAAGTGACGTTGTTTGATAGATTCAATAGCATCACTGAAATTCATTGCTGCCAAACCAGTACGCTCACTGGCTCCCCAATCACTGAACCATGGAGTGCTTTCATTTTGCTGTACTGCGGTTTCATTCTGCTGTGGCATCTCCAGTAAATGCGGAGCTGCATCTACACCATTGCTCAAAGCTATAGCAGCAATCTGCTTATTGAGCTCCTGGATATCCATAGGCCTATTTTCTTCTGTAACTTTTTTCAATGCCGATACTTGATATAAATCATTAGGGTTTATAGCTCCAAAAAATGTTTTTGCACTTCCCAAATCAATATTATTGCCGTTACGTTTTTGATAAATATCTATATAAGGGGAAAGATTAGGTGAAAGGCTACTCTTTAAAGAACCCCATTCAAGTTGCTTACTGTTAAAGCTTTTATAAATAGCACGATTTTTAAACGCCTCTTTTAGAACTTCGTTCCCTGTCGCAAATCTTGCATCAGGGTCAGTAATATCTTGCAATGCATTATCCAGAAAAGCCTGCAAATCTCCGCGTTCCACTTTATCATCAATAGTTTCATCAATTATAATAGCTAAACGTTTATCAACATCCTTATTTCTTGGATCTTGATTTCTAGCAAAAGCCAATAACCTGCTTCTATCTGCTTCACCCAAGACTGTTGCATTTTGGTTGATTAACGATACTGCTTCGGCTGGTGTTACAGTGCTATTCGTAATTGCATCCTTGATTGATTTATAAATGCCACTATTAGATACCGCAGCGGCAGCTTTTGTCTGAATGCCTATTAAATCATCACCGAATTTTAATAACGTCCGTTCTACATCTGCATCTCCACCAGAAGCACTAAAAACCATATTTCTCATATCCTGCGAATCAATAATACCTGTTTTAAAATTATCCCATAATCTTTGTTCTATATTTTTTATGATCATATTTTGCTGATTAGTTTTAATGGCATCATTAATATTTTTCTGTTGCACATAATTGTTCCAGGCCTTCTGCCTATCTTCCAACGTAGGCGCATCGCTTATCGGATGAGCAAAACCTAAAACTTTATAATGATCTAAATCCAAAGCAGCAACTCCATGCGTACCGCTTTGAATTACTTTTCCTGTAGAAGCATCATAAACCCCTACATGATCGCTGTCGTCATTATCTTCCCAATCCCAATAAACAATATCACCATTTCGAAGCTGATTCCGTTGGGTAAAAAATACTCCATTGTCCTTTGCATCTTCCATATTGGTTGGCGCCCACGTATTTCCTTCTTTAGCTCCAGCAGATCTCAACCATCTATTGATACTAATAGTGCAAGTATTCTCACCATAATTATTACCTATATCTGCACTAGCTGCTTTTACAATCGCCTTACCATCAACCTCTGTTTTAAAATTATCGCCAAAGATATAATCACGTGCAGCGCCTTCATCCTCACCAAAAGTAGCATAAAGGTTCTGTCCCATGTTAAACAGCCGTTCTTCTTGTTTGCGAGCATAAACATTTTTAGCATAGGCACTTGTTACGCCCGGATCCATATAAGGACCATATTTTTCAACATAAGCTTCGGCCGTATTTATATCGCCATTAGCATAACTTCTGTCTATCAACGCCTGACCTAATACTCCAGTCCATTTTCTATACTCTAAATCAAGCCTTTCTCTTCCATATGTTCCATATCTGGAATTTATGGCGTAATCAATTTCTTTTTGTACATCGGCTATAACTGCAGGGTCATTAGGAGATAAAACAGCCTTTTGAACAGAACTATTTATAGAATTAGCAAAAGTAGTATTCTGCCAGGCTTCAAACTGCTGCGCTCTGTATTGCCCCAAAACTCTGCGATTAGCATTATCAGTTTGCTGGGTGCTGTAATCAAATAACATAGCACCTTTGCCGTACTTTACGCTTTGAGGACTTTGAGCCATAAGCTCGCTGCGTATCTTTCTTTCACCAGCTTCATACTCACCGACAATGTCAAGAGCGCCTTTTTCTTTTTTCTGCATCAACTGCATTCTTAGATCGTTAGTACGTTTTACATACTCATTATTAGCCTGCAGAACGTCGGTTCTTATGATCTGCTCTCTTACATGCTCAACACCGGCCTGAATAATTCTACCGGTCTGGGATGATTCTCTTGCAACAGCCTGCTGACCGCTGTTATCATAGCGGACATTAGATACTTTACTTGCCGGCGCTCCTAACTGCGCACCTACTTGGAAAATGTCGATTGCCATATTCTAGCCTCCTTTTGGGTATAGAAAAAGCGCTTTAACAAATTGTTAAGCGCTTAAAGGTGTGTTATAATGTTGTCCGAGATAGTTTAACTATGTTGGCTTATCAGTCCGTAACTGATTGGTGGTGATCCTATGAGCATATATCAAGCATTATCCCTAATGATAGCGTTTGGTATTCTCGTGGCTACCATTATTCTTGCCGTAAAATAGCAAGAAAATAAGCCCAACGTAAGGTCGCGGGCTCGTTTTCAATCACATTCTTGTTACGAGATGAGCTAACGCTACCACACGTTAAACTATCTCTTTTCACATTTTACAATTATGAGGGAGAGCCAGCGTGCGACCACTGACTATCTCTTTTCGTTTATTATATAATACATTTCGTACTAATGCAACACTCTCTTACCACTCTCTTGGTACTCTTTTCTTAAATCCAGTTATAACCTGTGCTTGTACCATAAGTAGTTTTCCACTTACTAGAATCATAACCGCCTAAAGATATATTACCACTATTACCCCATCCATACCCGTCACTTCCTTTTCCATACGAGGAAGCACCTTGCTTTCCTGCGCTCTTAGGACTGTATAAACTACCTGCAAGAGATAACCCACTCATAAGCATATTATTCATAAGTGCACGCTTACCGGCTTTACGGTAATTGCGTGCATTTTGATTATAGATATCACGTTGATTAACAAGGTCAGTAGACTGCTGAAAAATATTCTCAACGCCTTGCCTTGAATTATAGCGTTCAATAGCAAGCTCTGTTTCCATATTATACGCACTGTCAGCTAAAGCGTTTGCCGCACTGCCTGAAGCTGTTATACCGGAAGCGCCTATATTAGCCCTCTGCTGGCTTAACATAGCGTTCATACGCCGGCGTTTGTTTTCTTCGTTGATAGTATTTGACTTAGACTGTTCTTCAGCCTGTGCCTGCAGTTTATCTGCGTTCTGATTCGCTATCTGAGCATTTACCTCTGCCTGTTGAGCGGCAGCGTTATATTGCTGCTGCTGCGCTCTGCCCGAAATAAAGCCACCCAAAAGAGTGGCGCCTATTGCTGCCGCTACGCCCATTATTCATCATCCTTTCTAAACTCAAAAAAGTGATGCGGCAGATTATAAACTCCATGCGGCGCTGGTTCATGTATTTCTGCGCCAAGCCATTTAAGCCAACGCATTATATTATCATTTCCAACATTGACCCAGTTATATAACCTGTCGTATCTCTTTAAAAGCCCTCTTACAGCCTTTTTAGTCTGCCTTCCGACAAATACCTTATGGTTCTCCGTTTCCTTCGTCATAAGCAGCCATACGCGACCCTCGTCGCTCATTATCGAAGCTTTTCTCACTCCATATACAGCAGCGGGTACGCCGTTGATATGCAGGCAGCCGATTTCATCACTGTGCTTCAATCCATCTAAAATATCATTAAGAGCGTTAGGGCCAATAGCAGAAAATAGTTCACTGTAATTATCTAGTTTAAGATTAGCCGCTATATACTCAGCGTCTGCCCTTGTGGGCTTTACAAATTCATACTTTACCATAATACACCTTACCCTTCTATTTCCGGAATCAAAGATAATACAGTCATCGGCAGCGGGTCAGGCTGTTTAATTATTATCTGCTGAGTTTCATCATAAGTGGCAGACTTGATCGTTACTTTAAATTTACCTGTTTGCAAACTAATCGGTTCCCCATAGGCTTCATTACTGCGCCATTTAAATTCATCTAATTCATTCTCCTTCATTCCAAACAATCCACCACGGCTATCTTTAAGTAATAATGTAACTGTAGCAATTCGTTTCTTCCGACTTAAATATGTGCCATCTTGAGCTGTAAAATCTATAGGCAGTGTTTTTATTTCCGCATCTATAGGCAGCCCTACATGGACCTTCTTGTATTTATTTCCAAGAAGAACCTTGCCGTTTTCTACAGTTTGCTGAGGAAGTACATTTCCATCTGCCAATATAGCCACAGTATAACCTTCTAAATGCTCAAGACCTGATATTTCATCGGTCGGCTCTCCTTCATAGGTTATCCCACTATCGACGAAAAACTGATCCTCTACATTAGTACTTTTATCACGGCTTTCCATTATCTCCACATAATACTGCCCGCCGCGTTCAATTACTGCATATAACTTATCTTCTGTTGCTCCTCCAATATTACATACACTAACAAACTTCCCGCCTGCCGTGGTATGCTGGTGCCATGCGTAGATATCCTGTTCCTTTATGTAGGTAAGCCCTAACAGCAAACCATCATCACGCACACACCAAACAATACTGTTAGGTATCTGCTGATAGGTCATAGATATTATTTTATGCCCTTCAAACAAGTGCGAAGCCAATAAATTTAAATCATCACCGGTATATTTATCAACATCATAGCTGTAAGCAAGGTCACGTATGATATTGCCCTGGTGCTGCACATAAATAATCCTGCTGCCGATAGTGACAGGATTAACATCTGACACACCCCTATATTCCTGCGGTTGACTTAAAACATTGCTTCCTGTAATGGCTTTGCCGCCGCCGCTTACTTTAAATTCTCCACCGGTTGTTAACAGCAGCATTTCACCAAAAGCTATAATTGCCTTAATGCCATTCATTTGTCCACCGTTTAAAGTGGCCGTAATTCCATCATCATCGGCAGACGGTATGCTTGTTCCAAAGTTATAATAGTCTCCTGTTTTGCTTGTCCAGAATGTCTGCGGAAATCCTTTACTTCCCGCAAAGACTAACCTGTCTTCATAAAAACCTGTTGCAGAAGGATACCCTTTTTCACCATTCCAAGCAGCAAAAGCAAAATCGCGAGTTTCATCTGTAGAAGCCAACTGTTTTTTTACAGTCCCTTTCACTACTGTAGGACTGACATATTCGGTGATCAATACATGGCCCGTATAATCTCCGCCGATGCTTTGAATGGTTATATAGCCTCTCTGCTTCTCATTTTCACCGCTCCAAACGTCTGTATTAAATTCAGTAGAAGTAACTCTGTAGTTAGCAATACTTTCAGACGTGTTCTCCTCAGTCAAGCTATAATTCTGGCTTCTGTTCCCGCTTTGTGTTCTTATGTTCACCCATTTTAAAGAAACAGGATCATATTTTTCCAAACTAAAATTACCATTCCAAAATCCGAAACTCTCTACATAGACATTAGATTTTGGCAATACACTAACCTGTAAATTTTCTCCATTATTACTTGGAATCCCCTTTTTGTAGTCTGTTTTTAAAAAATGAGTTAGGGCAAAAAGTTGTCCTTTATCACTTTCTGAAAAAATACTAGAGGTAGAAGTTACAGTTATATCTCCATAAACATCAGAAGCTTTTACTGTAGTATTATCACCAATAGGAAAACCATACTCAACTATAACCCACCCCGGCGAACCATTTTTACCATTTAAAGTTTCCCCTGTTCCTTTACTGCCTGTAACACCACCTGCTCCACCGTCTCCGTAAGAAATACCATCAGTTCCATATACAACATCATGCGAATTATCACTGCCAGTTCTTCCGCCAAGTGCGCCGCTGCCGCCCCCACCACCTCTAGCTTCAATCCCCAATACAGATGATGATTCACCATCAGTTCCAGGAGACGACCATGTTCCTTCATAACTAACAGTTCCTGTTCCACCCTTACCACCTGCACCCACTATAACTTCGTGCGATGTATTTGGAACCACCGAAACATCTTTTATAATCAAAGCACCTCTACCGCCTGTTCCTCCGCCTGCATTAGTCCCGCCTGTAGAACGAGAAAAACCACCCCCACCGCCGCCACCACCAGCAACAATTAATCTCATTGTAGTTGTTTTATCAGAAATATTAAGTGTATATTTCCCTGGTGCTGACCACTTTAAAGTTTTAGTTATTACACTTGACCCACTATAATTAGATAAATCAAACGGTCCACCTGTAATATCCATTGTCTCAAACCGCCAGTCTAAACTGCCATATCTTACAAGTGTCATTGGCGCATGTTCAGGATGAACAATGAAAAGAATATCAGCGCTCTGTGTATATTTTATTTTTGCGGCATCTTCTAAATCTTTATCAGAAAAAAAGTTTTCTATGCTATATGGTGTGCCATCTTCTTTAACAACAATACCACCATTTGTATAAAACTGGCATCTGCCAGCAGTAATTTCAACAATATAATTTTGATCGGTGCTGTACATAAATGGTATTAGCACAGCCTTTTTATTATTATAAGTCTGCGCTATGAACTTAAAGCCTGGTCTATTAGCAGCGCCACCATAACGCAGAACGAAAAAATTTCTTAAAACAGCAGCTCCGCTGTCATATTTAGCAATATCAGTACGTCCATACATAGACGGTGACAATTCACCGCCGGCAAAACTTGATTTTAATTGATAGAGTGCCATAATTATGCCCCCGTAAATCTTGCTGCCGCTAATCTGTCAATGTGCGGATCCAGCAAATGTTCTTCATCAGCGTCAGTAGAACTGGCTTCTGCAAAATAAGCGTTATAAGCCTGGATACACATCTGCGTTAAATCCAATTTGCCGGTCAACGCATAAGCAATTTCTGCAGCGAGCTTCCATCCAAATGCTTCTACAAATTGAGCATCATATAAATCTGCGTCAGTAACATCTACAGTGTATTCAATCCAGGCATTGCCGATATTAGTATAAATAGCTTTCCCCTGTTTATCCGAAACGATTTTATATTGGTTATCTCTCGGCAAGCCACAAAAATGCTCGTTATACATCATTCTCAGGCATACTGCATCAGCAGGGTAACGATATGCATACTTCCAGTTAGGAGGCACATCTTGAAGAGCAGCTAACTGTACACTTCTTGTAGCAAATGTCCAGGGGAATTTCCTTAACACGGCCTGTCTAACATAGTCATAGCAGCGACGGCATACTCGTGCCGGCTCGCTGGCTTCGTCAAGTCGTTCTATTGTAGCTACGCCTATATGATTAAGTGCAATATTACAAATCTCAACCTTATCCATAATTTCACCTCTGTTATAAAGAAAGCCGGGGACATATGCCCCCGGCTGATTTAATCTTGCGCCAGTGCCACTAATTCATTAATAATAGCTTCCCTGGATTTCTGACTTGTTTTTATTCCCTGTTCTTTGGCCAATTCTTTTAAATCATTAAAGTTCATTGCTTCATATTGGAGATAACGCGGATCGTCATTACCGGAAGATACTGCTGCTGGTCTATTAAGTTTCACAAAATGTTCAGGAACATTAATATTATCTGCAAGCGTTACAATATCATCACGTCTATACATACGACCCAAAGTAAAACAATTACGCTTTACTTTGTAAGTAGCCATTATAAAGTTACCTGAATGCCGTCAGTCATATAAGCAAAGACCTTGCCACCCACAGCCTCACTAGCTGTGTAAACCAATCTAATATAACGATTACCATATTTGATTGGAGAAAAGAATTGTGCCACAGTACAAGCCCTTGTTTGAATCAGAGAATCAGGTACACTTACCTCAACCTCATCAGCAGGACTATCAAACCCCTCAGTTGCAGCAGATTGTACTTTAACCTTAGTAATCTTGCCGGAAGTCATTGGTGTGGTCAGTTTTACGTCAAAGTACAGCGGATGCATAAACCCGCCTGTACTTCCTAAATCAATAACACTGCTGTTTGCGCTTGCGCCGGTAACGGCCTGATTCTCAGACAGCAATAATTGAGCATCAATACGTGCCATTTTATATTCCTCCTTTTTAAACAAGCTGAGATTCAGTATTCAGAATAGCTGCGCAACGCTGGAACGGAACGCCCCAGAAATTAACAACAGGTTTTCCTTCAACTGTATCAATAGACAGCATAGTATTTTTGTCATTACGTGCAGCCTTAGCCATAAAAGCCTCAAACTGCTTATTGCAGAAGATCTGCAAATTAACATTATCAGGATTTTCAATCTGATAATAACCCTCGATCAATTTGTCGAAGATTGTAGTAGTAGCAGGATCTTTTAAATCAACATTGGCCAAACGCACAACATAACGAGGATCTTTAACCGCAAGGCCCATGGACCAATTATATTTATTAGTATGAGCAAAGAATACCTCGCCTTTATCATTTGTTACTTTTTGTTTACCCAAATATTCATGAGTAAAGCCTGCGGTGTCGCCTTCTGGGAACAAGCCGTATACCTGCTGCTCTCCAAAGCCTACAAACCATACAGAAGTCAGATTATCACCTGTGCCGCCGCAATCAATAATTTGGTCTGCCCAAATATCTTCCTGATTGGTCTTACTGTAAAAATAAGCGCCTAAACCAGTGAATCCTGCAGGGTTGATCTTCTCATCGCCATAGAAAAGCGTAGTCGCCATTTCTTGGTTCATTGCTTCAAGAAAAGCAGCATTCTCACTCATCATCCAAGAAGCCTGCATATTATTCTTTCGTGCAAGCTTTTCGTCGATTTCAGCCAGCGCTTCCATCTCGCCGCAAGTAAAAGATACTTGCTTAGTTTTAGACTTGCTCGGCTTAGTCCCGCGGTTAATCATTCTCCACGCTACTTCCGGCAAAGAATAACGCAATGTAGCTTCCTCATAGTCCTTAGAGTTACACATTTTGAACGGCATAATTTTTAAAATCTTATTTGTTTTGCTTTGCAGTTCAATAATTCTTTGATACTTTTTGTCGAACCCTTGACGAGACGCAAAGTCTTGAAGGGTTGCGAAACCTGTCAAATCTGGCATTATTTACCACTCCTTAATATTTTTATTTGAACCCGCCGCCGGGGAAAAACAGCTCGGCGTCGCCCAGTTCCTTAGATTTAGGTGCTTGCCCATCAGGCGGTTGGTCTTCCATAAGCAAGCCTCCAATGTTTTGCAGCATTTTTTGTATTGCCGGATGATTGGCTACACCTGTATTTACAAGTACCTGCATAGCCTCACCACCGCCAAAAGTATTAACAGCTAATTTAGCAGCAGCAATGTTCTCACGAGAAATAAGCCCCTGCTTTTGGCATTCAGCAGTCCAACCGTCTACAATTTCCTCCTGCTTATGCATAACGTCTAAAACTACTTTGCTATGCAAATCAATCAGCTTAGTAGCCTGCTCCTGAGTAAGCTTTGCGTCTTTAGCAATCGCTGTAAAATCAGCTTCCAATTCAGGAGAAAGTTCTAGCCCTTCCTGTAGGCTGAACTCATATTTGTCAGGAACAACAGGCTCTTGCACAGGATCATCAAATACATTTTTAGGTGTAGTTACAGGATCACCGTCACCTGCAGGCGTTGCCTCTCCACTCGGCTCAACTTCCGGAGCAGGTTCTGTTACAAACGGGTCACCAGAAGGAGCAGGGTCACCGCCTCCACCAGCACCATCTGCTTCAAAAAACATTTGTGTAAACTTATTCATGTCTTACCTCCGCTATGTCGTTATCTACTTTAAAAAGGTCATCATCTTCTAAATCAGGAGGGTGTCTAGCGCTCTCTGCTTCATTACGCATCAGCATCTCTAAAGAATGCCCATCGTTCAGCATCCGGATATTCTTTAACAAATCAACGCCTACAGCACGTTTACCTGATAAGAAAGCATTGAAGTATGGCTCAGCTGAAAAAACCGCTGTTTCGACCTCTGTGCTTTCCAAAATGGCATAAATAAAACGCCGTCCGTTCTCGGTCCGCATAATAACGTCCAAGTCGTCCAGCGCTTGTTGTGCAAGCATATTCATTTTTTTATTTTTCATTAAATCCCGCCTCCCAGCAATTGATCTAATGCATTACCACCATTAGCAGGGGTTTCACTCATCAACCTAGCCGCATCAGCATAATCCCTAACAGCAGGCGCAGCAGCAGCCATCTGTTCAGCTTGCATTTGTTCCTGCTGTGCCTGAGCACGTTGTTTGCGAAGTTCAGCTACTTCGTTTTCATCACGCACTATCTTTTCTTTGACACCGGTAGATTCTGCGAAACCTCGTACAGCTGCATCAAGATTGATGATATCAAGCACTTCAGGCTGAGCAGCAGCAAGATTACCAACAAATCCAACCGTACGCTCAATAGCAGGTATTTCAACCATTTTCTGGGCTTGAGCCAAGATAGAAATGAAGGATACTTTTAATTCGCTTTTGTCAATTTCCTCCGGCATAGGCGGAAACAACCCATGTCTCAAACAAATATCAAAAGTGCGAAGCGTCATAGGTTCTAAAACCTCATTGTGCATTTGCTCAAGTACCGGGGACAACATCAGGAGCTTTTCTTCATGCCGCTCTGCAATCTCACGCGCAGTCATTTGAGGTCCATCCTGAGATGTAATCATCATAAACAAATCATTATAGAACGTTTCAGCTATCGACCGCCGTTTCTCCTCAGACAATGCTCCTATGCCTTCATAGGCCTTTGCTCTTGGGTCTACAAGTGGATAAGCCTGCTGTACAGTTCCATCAGGATAAAAATTTAGTCCTCCTGGCATTCTGTCAAGCTTCTTCATTGAAGCAGGAAATGCCATCGCCGGATCTGCAGCATTATCAATAGCCCTAAGTTTATTCTTCTCAATCTTCTGCAACTGCATACAATCGCCCAAAGCGTTATGTCCAGGTCCAGAGCCATATACACCATTTGCAATCAAGGTCCAGCGCGGCATGAGGAACGGGCATTCCCTAAACCCTGATATCTTCAAGAATTTGTCATTAGCACCTTTTTCATAGTGATATGAGCGCCAGGGGAAATTGCCTAAAGCCAATTTGTTAGGATCATAATCATCATTACGCTCTATAAGCATTTCAATATCAAAGTATGTTGTGATATTTCCGTTATTATAAGCAGATTTCACGCTTTCCGATACGTTATCAATACCATATTCTTTAACGATTTGTTCTGCGCTTAACCTGAAGCGTCTAGCGAACGTATAAACTCTCCCCCTTGCATCTACACCGCCAGCATATTCACCGCAGGTGTACGGCCTCATCCATATGCCATAATTGTAGTCTTCCAGCATCAAAGAAGCCCCTGTACCAAATTGAGCCATTTCAGCCTCAATCTGCTGCAGCATATTATAAGCATTGCTCTTAGAATAAATACTGCTCATAATCTCCTGGCAATCATCTAACCACATCCTTACAGCGTGGTAATTAGCTTTTTCTTCATCTTGCAAACCAAGCTCAAACCAAGGCCTTGACGGCGATGTCAACCCGCTGTGGATACCAGCCGCACATTTACCAACTGCTTTTTGGGGATGTGGGTCTATAAGGTATTCGTCACGTCTATGCCCTTCTGTGCTTTGGATATCTTCCTCAAACCTGCCCCTTGTCGGATTTATATACCGGCTAAGCATCCTCCACGTTGGCTCATATTGGCTTCGCAATGTATAAAGCTGGGAGATAGTATGTTGTTTTCGTCTTAATTTATCGCTGTCAAACAGCATATCTTTGATATCCATAATCATTCTCCCAACAACATTTTCTTGACACTATCAGAGGTAAGCTGCCCACCAGTCTTATTGGTATAGCTTCTTCCACGAGCTTTAGAGAGTTTTTGAAGCAGGCTTTGTCTCTCTCCCTCTGTCGCACTATCAATAGTGGCCGCTGCTGTACTGCCAGGTGCGCTTTGTTTTATAGGCTCAACACTGCCACCACCACCGCCGCCACCATGTAACTGCATCATAATCTTATGCATAGTCTCACCTCCCTTCACATACCAGCAAACGGATCATACGACTGCTGCCTATTATTCCCCAAATAACATTCTTTTTTAATTACAGGGTAGGCAAAAGTTAAGGCCAATGCATCCGCTCTATTAGGAGATGGTTGACCTCTTTTCTTCATATCATCCTTAGATTCAAGCTGTATTTGTCCTTTTAAATTAACACCAGCTTCAGGTCCTATCAAATCATTAGTTAAAATTTCATCATCTTCAATTACACCACCATTAATTAACCACTCTTTCATATTTCCCCACATCTCAGCCCGTTTATTAGCATAACCCAAATCAGAAGATTTTCCACCAAATGCAATAAGATTCCAAGATCTGCCCATTGTTTCGCCCGCACTCCATATACCTGTTCCATATCCTTGGTCTATGAATACAGCATCAGCATTATATTCGTCCTCAAATCTAGCAATAATACCTGCTGTAACAATATCGTTATCATTCTTTAAACAAGTATATAATCGTTTACTATAGAGGCCTTGCCTCAAGTAAACTACCAACTCATCAGGTCCAGTCCATGCTGGATCGCACCCAATAATAGTAGGCGCAAAGTTAAACTGTTCTTTCCTAATATTTCTGTTCTTAGCTTCTTCAACAATTTTTAAGCTAATAAATTGTAAATCACTTGCATTAGGAAATTCACCAAGAACACGAACTCGATATACATCACTGTCTCGTCCATATTCATTTGCAATACTTTCTATATACTGTTTTGAAACCCTTGGACTTTCTTCGCCATTAAATGTAAGTTTTTCCCAAAAGTGGCGGTTTATATTGTGGCTATTGTAAAAATAACCAGTTACTCTTGTAGGATTACTCGCCATTGCTACTCTTGCATTTTCTGCCGACAAAGCACTTCCTGCTGTTACAAAGACCTCTTCAAACACGCCCGACGCCTCGTCTACCAAAAACAAAATATTATCAGCGTGTATGCCTTGCAATGCCTCTGGTCTGTCCTTGCTTGCTGTTCTTGCCATAGCAAAGCTCCCGGTCTCACAAGTAAAATGGTCATTAGTCCATTCAAATAAATCATGCAGTTGCACTGGCATAGCATTCCACCACATTTTTAGCTCTGCCCATAAAGCATCTTTAAGTTGTGCACTTGTGGGAGCTGTAACAGGAATCTTAGCTTTTGCGAAGCACGTTAAAAACCAAGGAATAATCCAAGCAAAACAAGTAGTCTTTCCTGTACCATGTCCAGACTTAACACTAACCTTAGCTCCCGGCTTAGCTATTGCCTGTAGAAATTCCTTTTGTTGATCTGTTGGCTCAACTCTCCATACTTCTTTCACAAAACGAGCAGGATCTTTTCGCCATTGTGGGATTTTCTTTTTCAAAAATTCGGCGTCTTGTTGGCTAAGCATCATCTATTTCCTCAATAATTGCCGCAAGGCTTTTCTTTATTTCGACCTCATGCTTTTGGATGTATAGACCATCCATTTTATTTAAAGTATCTATTGCCCTTATCCTTGCATTTGGATCAGGTTCTTCTGTGGCGATCTTTGTTAGTAATTCCTGTCGCTGATTTATATCCATTATGTTTTTCTTGTCTTTCCTTGCGGCAAGTTCTTTCAGTCGAGCTTTAATATTAGCCTTTCTTAGCTTTCTTGACGCTGTTACTCCTGCAGAATTCTTGCTATATCCAGCTTCTATAGCTGCTGCAGTTGCATTCGCTGTTTTGGCAAAAGAAAGACAAAATCTTTCTTCCTTCTCTGTTAATGTTCTTTCTTTTGTCATATACTCACCACCTTTGCAAATAAAAAAGCACCTACGTTAGTAAGTGCTTGATTGTTTTATGTTTCTGGCTTTAATTTCGCCATTATTTTAGCCTGTATGCTAATTTATGATATACTTTAGCGTGTTTTATCGCATTTTACCCTGACTTTTATTTATACACTTTATGCTTTTTCGTAGGTTTCTGTAAAAATATCTTCGCGGCAAGAGTAAAGCTCCCCGCGTAAACCTTGTATAACATAGTTTCCAACAGGGACGTGCATTATGCCTTCAAGGGTTTTGACAAACAATTCAATCGGCGCTCCGTCTAGAGTTAAGGACCCAAAGTACAGTTTCCCATTTTTAAATGCTTTTACCGCCCACTCCGGTACATAATATTTACCGTCGCTCCCTTTCAAATCGCCATCAAACTGAAACGCTTCTATCACAACTGGTTTCTTTTTGTATTTCATCTCTGTTTATCCCCTCTCTACCGCTATATGTAGATTAATCAATTATTAAATAAAGCCCTGCTGTCTGACTACAACAACAGGGCGACAGTTGGAAGATTACCTGTCCAACACACGCACCTTTAAGCGTGGATAGGTATGCCCCATCTATGCCAAATTACCCGTGGCAGGACTCGAACCCGCGACAAATGATTAAAAGTCAATCGCTCTTGCCATCTGAGCTACACGGGTAATGTCCAAGCGCTAAGCCTGAACGTTTCACCAAGCTTGTTGTAAGCCTACTTACTTATAATACTATTTTAACTCATCAGAACAGGTAATTTGTCGGATACATTTTTAATTCTCAATAAATTTTTTTCGAGTGCTAAAACGACAGCATCGTTTAAAAACTCTTCGCGAAGCTCGTAGTAAGTATCTCTATTCATACCTTTTAGTCCAGCAATTACTCCTGGCGACTTATTATATTCATAACGCTGGAACATAGCATCTCCTGCTGCTTGTTTCTTATGAACCTTATATGTCTCAGCTATTACTTCAAGCCATGCTTCAGGATTTATTACTATAGTTTGATAAGGGCCTTGTCCCCACGAAATCATCTTGATCGGTTCAATATTCTTTAGTGCAGATGTTTCTGTTGGATTACTTATAAAAGCATGACCTCCACCCCCAGTATGCCCTTTCTTTGCAGTACGCTGCTCTCTTTCATCATCAACAGCTTTCTGAATATATTTCCTATTCAAAAAATACCACTCTGTATGCTTTCGTAACAGTTCTATTAGCATATCAGTCTCCTTCTAGCTTTTCTTTATAAAGTTCGATTGATTTATTTTTAAACCCAAACCCCTTAAAACTAATATAAACAAAAACGTTAATATCCAATGTTCATATACAAATTCAAATATCCATTTTATTAGATCAGGATAATTCATGTCTTCACTCCTTAATCATCACATATAGCTTGGCCGCAGTATTTGCAATAATGAGCATCATCATCTACCTCACGTCCGCATACAGGACATGCCCAGCCTTTAGGTATTTGTTGTGGAAAAGGACAGTTTGGTATAAAATGCTCTTCGACTACCAAATTTACTTCTTGCGGTATCTGCTTTTGAGCAGCCGTCAATAAAGTTATATAAGCATCCCTTTTCTCATTCATAGGCATTTTCCAGATGATTGGTTTTAATAAAGCTATTGATCTTTCTAACTTTAGTATGTTCATTCGGGTTCACCGTCCATAATAGCACCGCAATTATAACAATAATGCTGTTCAGTAATATCCAACCCGCCGCCAAATACATCTGTTGCGGCATATGAGTTGCAATTAGAACAGTAGTAAGCACCGCCCCCGTCCCAATGCCCACGCTTACGTTCCTCTACTGTAGGGGCTTGTTCAACAAAGTGCACAGCACTTTCATACCCCATTCTTATTCCCTCAAAAAATCCAGTTTTATCTGCTAATTCTTCTATGTTTTTTTGTAATTTTGATTTTAAAGCTTCCCTAGCTATCAATTCCATATTATTCACCTACTATTTTTTATCTTTATATCATAATTACTGTCCACTTTGGACAGATAAATATAATCATCTTCCAAGTATACTTTTTTTACAGCATCCCAAATTTCGTCTTCTGTAGCGTCATTTTCTACATCTATTTCGATTTCATACTCATTTTTTTCAATAACTGTTGCTATTACTGTTTTCATAATCTATTCACCGTCCTCTCAAATATCCATCGGGTCACAATTCTCACAGTCAGGTTCAATGTCGCCATACTGCCAACGACAATATGTACAGCAGTATTTACTGTCCCAGTAATCACAGGTAGCGTCACAATCATCACAAGGGCATTGTTCTTCTTCCATTTTTATTCACCGCTCCTTTAGTAGCTCAAATCATCATATATATTGCCGATAACTTTTGCACAAGGGTTCCCACCATGGTTTAAATAATAAATGTCACCATAATATTTAACTGGTTTTTCAATTTCCGCTAAGTAAAAAGCTCCCTGTGCATAAGCTACCTGCATACATGGGGGTATCCAATCGTCCATACAGACGATATCGCCTTCAAATATCTTGTTGCCGTTCTTATCACCAAACCCAGTACACTGACCAACAGTTTCAGGGTCAACTTCATGCATAACCGCTTCTGAAAAATCACCAAACTGATAATTTGAATAACTAATAATAAACGCTTTTTCTTTTAAAGGGTCGTCCTGTTGTTGTACAAGTGCCCCATATACCCAACTTTTAGTGATACTGTCTTTACCTCTAAATAATATTTCACGCATTGTCCAGCACCCCGCTTTCAAGCCAATGTTTTATACCAGTTTCACATGGCATTTTTTACAGTTTTCGCCGCCTTGTCTGTAAACACATATTTTATGACACGTATTTCTGCCTGCTGCCTCAACAAATGCTGCCATTTCTTCAAGGCTCATAGCTTTAATTCTTTCGTAGTTAGTCATTTCAACCCTCCTGTGAGCAATGCTATTCCAAATAACATAAGTGTTACAGCCCCTATAGTGCAAGTAATGACATATAAATTACTATGTCTGTCACTGCTGTCAGTCACAAGTACCAATATAAACCAAAAAGCTGACGCTATAGCCACAATAATAGATGCTGTAACGACACAATTCATTAGTAAATAAATAAAATCCATGCTATTTATTCTCCCTCTTCCTTTATCAACTAATCATCTTCTGAAATGCTCTCGGTTTCGTCTATATTTTCTTCATATTCACTTTTGCTAATTATCATAGCTTTTGTGCCACCGCTCATGCTTATTAAAGCGTTTATAGCTGTTTCTTCCCAATGGTTTAAGTCTGTCTCAGAAATGAATTTACTGAATTCTGCACCAAATTTCATGTAAATATCGTTGTCAGATTTCAAATAAATCGTTATAGTATATGGCATTGTTATTCACGCTCCTATTTAGATATTGTACTCATTACAAAACACGCTATCATCCAAAGCACCGTAACACTTATAAACAATTGATTCATTTTTCTTCACCATCCTTGATCTCAATTAATGGGCAATCTATCAGCCTAATGTTTGGATCTTCAATTTCACGAACAAGAATACAGCAGCCTTTGCTCTTATCAATAGAAAATGGTAGATTCCTATAAAAGCCAACTGGATATGTCAACGGGCATTCATCGCAGTTTGCAGGCATGTCTATTCCTTTAATTGCTATCATTCTTTTCATCCCCCTCGTAATCTTGACAATAAGCAAAACCGTTCATTAGCACAAAATGACAGGCATTATAACTATAGCTATCTTTATAAGTGCATTCCCCATTACTATAATGCTTGCAATTAACCCACGGACAATATAGTACTCTCTGCTTTGAATATTCATCTCTAACGTGTATCTGTACTACTACGTTAGCCAATTTAATTATTTTCATGTTTTTCTAACTCCGTTCTGTCAGCCCAAGTAATCCTACGCGATTTAAACTTAGTTGGCATAGACATAACAGTAAGCTGAATACAGTTGCTACATTCTGGGGTTTCGCTCAACTCACTGGCCTTTCTATTATTAATGCACAAATAACAATAGTCTAAGTATTTCATTTTTTACTCCTACATTCTTACCCAACGATATTTGTTCTTAGGCATAAATTCAGAAGGTCTACCAAAGCTGTATTTCTCATTAGGCTTACAGTTACTACAAATAAAACTTCCTAGGCATTTGCACTCATGGCACCAGCCTACGTACTTGATTTCAGGTTTTTTCATCTGCTCCACTTCCTTAAACTTCTCTAAAGTCAATGTCCGGGTAACGATATAGCAGCATCTTCTTTTTCAGCAAATACACCTGCGTCCGCATCCCTTTCGTATCGACGTAATATATATGCCCGTCAGCTTCTGTTACCTTGAAATCTGCCTTGTAAATAATCGGCCTTATCTTTTTACCTGCAACCTCATAAGCAGGCTGTAAAACAAATTCAGGCTGTAATTCAATGCTTTTTACTGCACCGGTACGTTGCTGCCAAAGTAAATCTTCGTAATAGGCTGCTTCCTTTCGGCTGTCAAAGCGAATACCGTCTACTTCAGTTATTGCATTGCCATATTTCAGCACAGGTACAGCCCCGGGTAAATTCGCCGGCGCCGTTACGCTGTCCGAACGTATTTTACTTACAAGGTGTGCCGGCAGTTCATTCCACGTCGTCATTGGTACATCGCCAAGTCACCTTTTAATCCTTCATTCTCTCGCCTTAACCGGGCATTTTTGCCACCGAGCCGGTTATTTTTTCTGCGTAGATGTTTAAGTTCAGTCAGTATCTGCATAAGTACTGGTTTCAATACTGGTACATACTGATCGCCTGGTTCTTTTTCGATTAACGCCATCATAATTTTTATATTTATTGGTTTCACTATTTCCAACTCCTTATATTTAAAAGGCCGCCCCCTACGGGCTAATCACCTCCGCAGGGGTATACTTCCCTTTATGCTTGTATATAGTTAGTATGCGCGGCCGTTTTAACTTATCGCCAGATCTGCCACTCTACAAAAACCTCAGCTAAAGCACAACCGAGCTGCCATAGGAAACCTGCAGCAAAGATAAATAATAATGTGTATACTGCTTCACGCTTCATTTTCTACCTCCACAATTGCCGCGAACACAAGATATACCTGCTGCGGCACACAACCATTACCTAACGCCTTTAGTCGTTTCGCCCTGTTTTTCTGACCAACTATCACTCTTGGCGGTTCATATGCGTATTGTTCTACATTTATTGCAGCAGGCCAGCCGGTCCAGCTTTCAATATCCTCATTTGCAACATCTATGTCAGTCCAGCCTATTGGTAGTCCCATTAGTAGCTCAACCCAATCGGCATTTAATTGTCCTTCTGTTTTATTCAGTTTCACCTTGTTTGCCAACTGATTTATATGATGTCCCGTTGATAAATGTTTTGCAGAATTACTTCCTTTACTATCTCTAGCGGCAGGTGTTGGCCAGTTTTTCACTTGGTCTACGAGTGTTATTGCTGACTGACCAGTTTTTAAACACTTTTCATAAAACATCTTAGATTTAGGCCCTTGTGCACCATTATGAGACTGCGGGGTTCGCCAATATGCCTTTACCTGATTATTTACTCCTTGCTGTTTGCTTTTAGGATTGCGTCGATCGCTACAGTCCGAAGTATGCCACAATAAACACTCGCTCTCGTTCATGCGGCGCTCCAACATCGGCAGCTCCATAGCATGACCATCCAACACGATACCCCATTTCGGCCAAGTCTCGGAGTACAGTTCCGAATCCTCCCCCCCGAATCCCGGCAGCAGAGATTGAGAGTAACCCGCGCACGTTTTCTGCCACGATCCATCTTGGCTTAAGCTCGCAAATAAGCCGGGAATACTCTCCCCAAAGACCGGAGCGGGTAACGTTCCCTTCACTATCAACGAAACCAGTTCTTTTACCTGCTGTGCTAACATCTTGGCACGGAAATCCTCCGCTGATAATATCAATCTTGGGTATTCCATCGCCTTTAAGTTTTTCTGCCGTGAGTTCTCTGATATCGCTGTAAATCGGCACATTTGGAAACCTCCTTCGCAATATTTTTTGCGGGTATTCCTCGATGTCACAAAAAGCCACTGTTTCTATTCCCGCCCAGCTGGCAGCAAGGTCAATCATACCTACCCCGCTAAATAGCGATAACATTTTCATTGTCCTCACTCCTGCTCGCTACTTATGCTAACGCATTCCTTGTCCTGCAATCTTTTAAAATTATTAATTATCTCCCGCGCCTTCACGGCCCGCAGATCATCGGACCACATCAAGCAGCTCGGGCAAATATGCACCTCAAAATATCGACCTCTGTTTACGTGACTACCCGCCGTTGTATCCTTATGGCATATATCGCAATTCATAATCTCACCTCAAAACGGTTCTGACTTATTAGTGTTCAGCTTGTCAATATCTTCTGGCGTAGAGTAGTACCCTCTTGCAAGATTTTTTCTTATAACCGCTTCTTTGGCTTTGGCATAGATCACAAAAGCTTCAAAGTTATCATTCGTAAGTTGATAAATCAACGTATTACAGCAAGCCTTAACGTCTATAATCTCCATCATCAACGCCAGCAGCTTATCTTCTGTCGGCACTTTTTTAAACTCTGTGTAAGCAGCTTCTACCTCAGCCAATTCTTCTTTGATTTTTGCAATCTGTTCTTCCGGTGTTGCGTCCCTGAATTTATAACATGGTGTTGTTGCTTTAATTTTCATTATTTCATCTCCTTCATTGCCGCAAAGAATGTGATTGCCGCCATATACTCATCGTAATATTGCTCGTTAGGATTATTATCTTCAAGTCCGTATACACTCTCTACACGAGTTTTAAATTCTTCTAGCGTACCACCTTTGTAGTTATTCCAGCATCCGCACAGGACATTGTCGTCATCTACGCAATAAGTAGTTGTTCCTCGGCGACTGCCAATTCTAACAACTTGATAATATGTTTTGTCTAGGTCTGCACCGCGGAGGTCTGCACCGCTGAGGTTTGCATCGCGGAGGTTTGCATCGCGGAGGTTTGCACCGCGGAGGTTTGCATCGCTGAGGTCTGCACCGCGGAGGTTTGCACCGCGGAGGTATGCATCGCTGAGGTCTGCATCGCCGAGGTCTGCACCGCTGAGGTTTGCACCGCGGAGGTCTGCACCGCTGAGGTATGCACCGCGGAGGTATGCACCGCGGAGGTTTGCACCGCGGAGGTTTGCATCGCTGAGGTATGCACCGCGGAGGTCTGCATCGCTGAGGTCTGCATCGCTGAGGTTTGCACGTTCCCCTCCTTCTTCGTTTCGCAACCATCTACCGTGACTTTTTATAATCTCCTGTAATTTTTCTGCACTTATTTTCATAGTTACCGCTCCTTTAAACTTTAGCTAATTCACCTTGACGACGGGTTGACCGTTTTGGTACTACATCAGGCACTAACGGATGATATTTATAACACCGCTCACGATCAGCAACCACATAAGTAAATCCGCTTTCTTTGTCTACTCTCAAAAACGGTTGATGTCCGCTGTATGGGCAATCAACAGTGTTAATACATTCAGCACATTTTCGTTCGACATCTGCGATAAAGCTGATATCGCTGCAATTACGCTTTATAAAGCTATCGTCGGCATCAGGAAAAATCCTCTTTGCTGCAGCTCTAACTTTCTCGCTTATTGGCTGCCGTAGTTCACCAAATGTTTTGCCGGCAGCAAGATCAGCAAACAACTTCTTCACAAACTCATTTGCCGCTTTAGAATTACGCTCAATAGCCTTCTTCTCTGCACCAATTTTATTTTGTCGTAGGATTGATAAAGTATTATTAATATCTGCCCATGTTGGCCAATATTTATTATTATCAGCGATATAATCAACAGTATCGCCCCACATCTCAATGTCTGTGTATTTATAACGCTCCAGGGTTTGCCTTTCGATAGTTTTTTTTGCATCTTCGCTTCCCCAGTTTGGCTTTAATCCCGCCGCCTGCCACACTTCATAAGCTGCCGTTATCTCTCTAAGTTCCAACATACGGCATATCCCTCACTTCTTCCCAATCCAGCCCCATAAAACAAGCCAGCCTGTACTTTCTTTTCTCCGGAGGTATCGCTGCCCAGCGCTCCTTGTTATTTGCTATCCATTCGGCTTTCTCTTGGGCTTCCTTGTCAGCAGCTTGCACTGCTTCCGGCAATTTGATTTCATCCGTCCAGCGTTCATCCTGCAGGAAAGTATCAGGATCAGGTATGTACCTTCCGTTTTCCTCCTGCCACTGATTAGTTTTTTTGTATCGCTCAACAGCAGAATTAATCAAGGCATACTGTTCTTCAGAGTGTACACGCATATTCATCCATGCTATTCTTGCAACAGGCTTTTTCCGTTTCGACGGATACGATTCCCAAAATCGCTCAAAGCCTTTTTCTTTTTCGTTAAACTGAATTGGATTTTGGATTTGCTCGTTCACGCACACCTTATTCTTTATTTCTTTATCTTCTTTAAGTTCTTTAACTTCTTCTTTTATGTGTCGGTTATCTGTCGGTTGTCTGTCGGTTATCTCTTTGTTATTTTGTCGGTTATCTTCTTCTTCGTTAGACTGATAAAGCCGCCAGTTTACTATGGTTATAAGCCTTCCACTCTTTGTTGACTTGCCTGTTAAACTGACGGTTAAAAAATTGAGTTTTTCAAACCGCTCTAAAGCAGTCCTAATTTTCATTATTGTAATTTCAGACGAATTACATCTTTCTTTTATGGCTGGCGCACTTGCAATAAATTGACCAGGATTGAGCTTGATTTTTTCACCATAGTAATCCCATTCAGTCTCTTTCCAGTTCGCCATAGCCAGCAAGGTTATTAATATAACCCTCTGCTCATTTGAGCTGTTCAGCCATATTGGTTTATTTAATAGCTCCCTATAAAGCTTGAAATATCCACTCATGCCGTCAATCCTCTAGTCTAAATAATTTCTTCCGATGATCTTCATAAAATCTTCTCTGGTGTTGTTTTTTTCAAAAACCTTTTGACAGGAGCTTTTTAACAAATCTCCAAGTACTCCACCATTATGTACTGAGTTATGACACCTCCAACACAGCCAGCAGGTAAAGCCATTTTTGTCGCTTATTTTCCGCTTGCCGGTACCGTAGTAGATATGGTGCAGATGAAGTCCTGTTTCTATCCCACAGTTATAACAATATTTTCCTGTCTGCATGATACTCTTAGCCATTTTATTTGCCCCATTCTGCAAGCATAAGCGCCCTATCAGCATCGGAAATAAGGTTTATACCAATTTCCTTAGCATCGTTAATCGTTCCATCTAACAACCTACTAAATTCAAGCGTGTTATAAGTACTACTGCCAAAATAACATTGTAGCTGCTTACCAGTCTGCCCATTGACAGTAACTTCGCCAAGATCCTTAACAGTACGCCATTGAGCTTTAAATCGCTCTGCAGCATTAGCTTTTGCAATTATATGTGTAAATACTCCATATCTACCCAACATTTCAAGATATAGCGCATCTTTATTTGTCCGTAGTTTAGCCGCCATTTCCTGTAACAAAAACCATAATGCCGCATTTGCATCAAGGCTACGTTGTTTTCTAATGATTTTTAATTCAAACTGCAATGGTTTTCCATCGTCAGCTTTCTTCTTTAATTCTGCAACCTCTTCCGCCTCTGACGATGAAAGCGGAATCACAACACTTGCCCCCTGCCATGTCTGAATCAGCTGAAGGTCTTTTACCGTGGTTTTCATTTCAAATAGCCTCTTCTGCTGCTTTTATTGCATCAAGACACGCTTTTGCGCAGGAATGCGCATTCTCATACTGTGGTTTTGAAAGAATAAATTTTAATCCTTCGATACCCATTTCTTCTACATTCTGCCAACCTGCGTTACCACGAACATAACATTTTGTACCATCAAATTTTACAAACTCAGTAGTTTTTACTACAGCTTCTTCCTCTGGCACTTTAACTGGTTCATGTGCTATTGCCCCCTGCTCAATCCACTGCCGTATTTTAACTCCTATTTCCGGGGTTATTACACCTACAGAATTATCAAAAAGACGTGTACGATCTTTGCTTGCCGTAGCCTCATGTTTTTCACGATCAATATCAAACATGATAGTAAATTCGTACTCCAACCCCTCACGTTGTACAGGAGCCATACCAACTTTTTTGATTTTCTTATCTTCGGTTTGAATATAATCTTGTTTGGACCGCATGGTCACAATAACATGCATTTTACTTTGCAAAATTGTCTGTACTAATTTATCATGCATTGGCGTAATATCTTTCCATGCCGCCCAAGAATTGCCCTTATATTTAGTTCTGGCAATTTGTTCTTGTTGCTCTAATAGCCCACCTGCTCCATTCCATACATGTGACAAACTATCAATGATCAACACATCATAACCAGCCTTTTCAGCTTCTTTTATGGCATTGATGTAATTCGTAGTATTAAAAGGCGGGACAATTTGCGCAACGTCATAATTATAAAGATCAGAATATAATTCGCCGCTACCATTTTCCGTATCAATCATAGCTATCTTTTCGCCTAACCCTTGTGCCATCAATAATGCGGAATATGTCTTACCGCTTCCAGATACACCACACAAAGCAATTTTTACATAGCTTCTTTTACGTTCTGCCTTTTTAAACATTACTTATTCCTCCCTTTACACCGTTCTGCACGTCTAAGCAATTTAACAGCCTGCTTTGCGGTTACTTTAGGCTCACCGTATGCCTGCTGAAGTGCACGAAAGGCCGCTAACTTTTCTTTCTCATTCATTTCTACGTCCTCCTAAAACTCTCTAAAAGTTTGACCGCCGCATCTACAGCGTGTATCCTCTATTGGCACTCTACATCCACAATGCGCACATACAACGACCGGATACGGAGATGAACGGACCGGAAATTTAACTGGTTCTGAAAACGTCTTTTTTATTATTTCTACTGCAGTATTCAAACGATCTATTTTTTCCTGCTGTAACTTATCCATTTACAAATCACCTTCGCTCTGCTAAAATGAAGGTGGACGCTAAACCTAGTAAAATTTACATGTCCACCCTGAGCTATCGAAGCTGCAACTTCGGTAGCTCTTTTTCTTTTGCCTATTCATCTCAACACCCCTACAGTCACTACAGCAGCCATAATAGCTACGTATGTTCCGACAAATATTGCAGTAGTTGCTACGGTAAAATCTCTAATCATAAGCCTGCCACCTGCCCCATAGCGTAACCAATATTGTAGATCATTCGTACTGCTACCAGTGTTGCTACTACAGTCAGTAACCACATAGCCGGATACCTTGCAATACTATTAAGTAAGCCTGCTATTATATCAACCGCTGCTAAGTATGCTAAGTGAATATCTTCATAAATGTTCTTCATTTTCTCATCTCCTATAAAGCCTTTAACGCTGCTTCAAAATCAAAATTTTTCCTTCGCTTACGACTTCGCTTTATCCCATTAGAGCGATGTTCCATATTCTCACGCATAACTTGTGCTAAAGCTTCATCAACTAGCGGAGGATCTAACCTATATACCTTACCAATCCGAAGGTATGGGACAATTCCTTCACGGCAATACCTTCGAATGGTAACCAACGATAATCCTCTGCTTTTCGCATATTCGTCACACGTCACAAGCTCCATCTTCCTGATCCTCCTTTCTTTCAATTTCATCAAGTCCTTTACTATCCTTAACATACTTTTCTTCAAATTCTTCAGGGCTTAAATTCTTTACCACTTCGACAAACTTTGCCAAAGCTTCATCTTTCTTGTTCATGGTATATCTCTCTTTCAAAGTTGATATACCAGTCGAAGCGTGTTATAATGTTCTCGTCAGCTTCGGCTGGTCACAAGAAACACTCGCTAAACTTTTCCAGGGTACAGCGGGTGTTTCTTTTTTGTGTTGTAAAAGAACCTGCTCCTTCTTATAATGATTGTAGGAAGGAGGTGATTGTTATGGCAGACTATAGGATAAACCGCATTTGCCCCTGCAACGGACTTAATATTCACGTTGCACAACCGCCATGTTTATCATGCGCATTCTATGATATTGATCTAAGAGAATGTCGAGTTATTAGAACTGATCGGAATCTTCTAGCTGTACTTTCTTTTCTAAAACAAGTACGTAATTAGCATTACATTTCTCATTCACCAAAAACAAAATTTCTTGAATTTCTGCAGCAGTAAAGCCGTTGAGAATACTGGTAATATTTTCGACGGCTTTTTGTGTTTTATTTTCCATTGTTACGCTCCTTTTTATTTACTTTTATGAACATTTTGTACATTTGCGTGGCAAAAAAATATCATCAACTGTGCTTTTTAAAACTTTTGCTATTTTAAAAGCGACATCTATTGAGGGTTTTCGATCCCCACTTTCAAGAAATGCAATATACCTAACGGTAACGCCCACTTTGCAAGCAAGTAATTCCTGGCTAATATTATTCTTCATTCTAATTTCTTTTAATTTGTTCATTGTACCCCTCCTTTCTCTGTGTACATATTGTACTGTACAATATGTGGAATGTCAATAGCTTTTTTTATATTTTTATTGTATAATGAACACACAGTACACAAAAGGGAGGTGAGCTTGATGTTAGGTCAACGAATAAAACAATTAAGGCAAGAGCATGATATAACACAAAAAGAGTTGGCAGACTTCTTGGGAGTAACACCAAAAGCAGTATCCTTTTATGAACTTGGTCAGCGTATGCCGTCCAACGAAATGATTTTGAAATTAGCTCAAAAGTTTTGTGTAAGTACCGACTATTTACTTGGTAACAAAGAAAATATTACTGCCGTTGAGCGAGAAGGCTATTACACAAATCCCGAAGCTGCAAAAATGGCGCAAGAAATATATGATAATCCCGACATGAAAATATTATTTGATGCCGCCAAAGATGTATCCCCTGAAGATTTAAAATTTGTAGCCGATATGGTTAGCAGAATGAGAAAAAAGGAACGTAATGAAGATGATTGAACGAACCATATTATTTGATCTTCCTCTAACAATAAAAGGTTTTTGTTTTTGTACTCCTGAAGGTGAAAAAATTTGTGTTCTTAACTCTAGGTTTACTTTCGAAACAAATAAAAAAACACTCCTACATGAGCAGGAGCATATTATAAATAATGACTTTGATAACTATTGTTTTGTTGACGCGCTTGAAGTTCAACGTCATAAATGAATTTAACAAGAATTATTAAAACTTAAATTAAAATTAGAAATAAGGAATGTTGAAATTGATGAAATTTAATGCAACCTATATTGCACCTCTTTTCGCATTATATGCTGGTTTTTTTGGATTACCAAGTTATGGCTGGTATGAAATGCTGCGAATTACCATTACCCTACAAGCTATAATTTTTGCGTGGGTTCTGAATAATAAACTTTATCAGATACCTACCATCTTTTTCATAGCAACAGCAATCCTTTTTAATCCTTTTGCGAAAATAAGAATGTCACGCTCCGACTGGGAAATATTTGATATTATTATTGGTATTTCATTTCTTATAGCAAACTTCTGGCTTATAACAATGGATAAGCAAAAGAAACAAGGAGAAGAAGTACTTCTTTCAGCAGCTTCTTCTCTGTTTCATAAGCAATCTTCTCGATTTCGGCA